GAGCATTTGTACCATTTTTTGCTGATCTATCAGCTTAATAATAATACCTTCCAACCTCTTGAAGTCTTGGTCTAACTCTGTCATTAGAGTTTCTTGTATGAACCTGTTTTGTTTCCATATAAAGAATCCGAACGCTATTGTCATCGCCACAGGTATTCCAAACTGTTCCAATATTGTAAAAAAATCCATTTTTCTCCATTATGCTATTCCCATAAAGGGTATTGTATTACTTTCCATTAAATCGCACATTTGCTGATAGGTGTCTTTTTCTATTTCTACTAACCTATCTTCTTCACTATAAAATTGTCTTTCGTATTGTTCTTCTGTGATGTCTTTAGCCATATACTCTATAAGTATGTTTAGCTTTTCGTGCATATTGATTATATTCTTTAATAGAATTTCTATTTTTTCTTCTTCGCTCATTACTTTTTCCTTATACGTTTGTTAAGTAATCTAACGAATTTTTTCTGAAATTCCTTGTAAATTTTGTTATTGGCTGACTTTTCACTAGGTATTGCAGCAGTAATAAATTCTCTTTTTCTTGGATTTAATCCACTTCCAGGCACTATAGGATTTTCTAAAACTTTATAAGATGTTTTTTCTTTCCAAACATATTCACCTTCTCTATGTTTTTTACCATAACTAACGCCTTTTATACCTTCTTTGCTACCTTTAAGACTTTTAACAAGTTTACCTGTCATCATTAATGGTGTTTTGGGTGTGCTAGAACCTTCTTTTCTTTTTACATTTATAGTCAGTTGTTTTAATTCAGGTACTACTTTGCCTTGTCTTATAAATTTTGCTGAATTTTTAGCAAATTTATCTGCAACACCTTCATTTAAGGTATCTTCTAGCTTTTCTTGCTCTAATTCCTTTAAAACTCTCTTAAAATCTATATTATACTTGACTTCTATCATCTTGAGGCTCCATTTGTGCTTGGTTTGCTTTTAATTTGGCATTTGCTTCCTCAATAGTCAAGTCTTTATTGTATTCAACCATAAGTTCGGCTTTATTTACAAGTCCTAAGTTTAGTCTATGGTTGTCTAGTGCTATTTGATCCTGTACTGTCATTGGATATTCAGGCTCATTAAAGTCTAGTTTTAACGCCTCAGGCATCGCTATATTGAATGATTGTGCTATTTTACGCTCTATTTGGTACATTTCGTACTCATATTGTGTCCAAAGGGCTAAATCGTCTTGATAATCCTCAAATCTCTCTAAATCTTTGATTTTTAGAGCAATACCACTAGGTGTTTCGCCACCATCTTGTGCAAATTGTACATATAAGTGGTTATTTTGTGCTACAAGCTCCATTTGGAACTTAACATTTTCTATAACCTTCTCAATATCGCCTGATGGTGATTTAATATCGTAATTTGCTTCATTAGGTAGCTCAAGTATTACATCTGAACCAAATCTTTGTCTATTACCTAAATCTGCACCAGAAACTACAGGTTGTCCAAACATTTGAAACCTTAAACCTAGTTGCATTTCTGTCATTGTGATATTTATGTGTTCATTAGCGTTACAAATATCATTTGCACCCTCAACGTAGAAATTATCACATTGATGCTCTCTATGTGTGAATACAAATGGTAAAGTACCAAATCCGTGTTCCTGTTCTTCTAAAACAACACCATTTTCATCAAAAATCATAAATTTTTCAGCATCCCAATGTATATATTCACATCCATCTATATTAGATGAATCAGAACTGTAATTCATTAACGGATATGTTAAAGCAACAGGTCTAAATGGATCAGAATCAAAGAAAGGATGAAAGTAATATATAGGTTGATAGTCAAAGTAAGGCATTTCGCCATCAACATACATAATTCTAGTAGCAATAGTTCCAATAAGACGTGTCATTCTTTCTATGTGTTTCATTTTAGAATCTTTAAGTACAGTTAAACTGCTGTATCTGTCATTTACATTTCTATCTGCACCTACTGTATAAATCCTAGACATTTTGTTTATAAACTTTTTAGTTATGTTCGCCTCGTATGGTGGAACTTCCCTAAAAGCCTCTAAATCAAAATTATGTATAATGTAATTTGAAACATTATTACCATTGTAATAATCAAGAAGTTTATTTATGTACGATTCTCGGTATTTATGGTTTTCTACTTTCAGATTTTTTAGACTTTCTTCTATTATATCTGTTTCGTTGTATATCATCTGTGCCTCACTTTTATTTCTCTGTTTCTTATTGGAAAATGGTTAATAAAAAAATATCTTAACATATCACAACCGTGATCGTGAAAACCATCTTTTAATGGTTCTTGTTTTAAAGGTTTGCTATCTTGTGCTTCTGGGTACCTGTAGCTTTCTAAATCTTGTGCCATACCAATACAATTATTGTTTAGATGTAGGTATCTTTCGCCATTAGCGTTTTCTATGTAACTTCTAACGTGATTAACACCTGCTGTTATGCTTCTTGACGCTTTATCAGTTATGGTGTTTACTTTTATACCTTTTTTTCTAAAAATCTCTATATCTCCTACGCCTGACTGTCCTTGTGCTTGTAATCCTGCTGGGTCGCCATAATATTTTGTTACTCTATAAGGTTTTGACCTAATTCTTTCTGCTAATTCATCTGTTTTTATGTTAGTTTCGTGTATTATCTCATCTATCATATTTATATGCCACTCACCATTTACTCTGTGCGTCTGAAACCATCCCACAGAAGGCATCCTGTACCCAAAATCAATACTACAAAAAGTAGGAAGATATGGATTGTAAGGATAATAACCGACATCAAGATTCCTATCAAAAGGATAAACCCTACCTTCAAAGCTCGTGAACTGAGCACCATACTCTTGGTCAAAAAGCTCTTTAGCCATATTACGTTTTCTCTCAATGAGAAACCTGTCGTCTTTACCATCAGGAAAAGCGAAGGCATTATCCCAAGATGGTGCTTGATGTGATTCCCAAAGTTCATCACTTTTTCCAAGCAAGAACAAATCATATAACCAATTAAACCCTTCTGGCGTTGAGATAAATATCGCCTTTCCTTTTCTATCAGATAATGTGGGAGATAAATACATATCCCAAATTCTAGGTCTTACTTTAGCTGCCTCATCTATGATTAGTAGATCCAACCCTTCACCTACGAGTGAATCAGGGTTATCAGCAGATTTAGCTTCAACTGTAGTTCCCCATTTAAATTTGATATATCTTTCTTTCTCAGAAGCCTTGATAATATCGTTTTGATGTCCTTTTACCATTTTATCCCACACTTCTCTGAACATCAAGTCGGCTTTATCATAGGAAAGACCAACAAGCCATATACGTTGATTCGGCTGGGAGGCGTAGAATGTCGCTTCCATAGCCGATGCCGTAGTCTTCCCGAAACGCCTCCCACAAACCATTACAAAAAACCTAGCAGAATCTTTGGTAGGAAAATGCAATTTACGCTGACCTTCGTGAGGCTCGTAACCTAAAAAATCAAACCATTTTTGTTTATAATTATTTAAAACTTGCATTTTAATACCTTTCTAATTTAAGTTACGATATATGACAAATGCAAGATATTGTATTTTGAAGTTTAAAAAACACAACATATAGGAGGGCAGTATGTCCGAAGAAAATAATAGCTCAGTTGAGAGCCAAGAAACACAAACGCCAGTTGGCGAACAACATCAATCAGACGATAATGTTGATTATAAATCTCTTTATATGGCAGAAGTTCAAAATAGTAAGAAGCAAAGAGCTGCTAAACAAGAATATAAATCAGAATTAGAAAAGATTGCTACAAATGCAAAAGCTAGAGAACAAGAACAGCTAGTTGAACAACAAAAGTTCAAAGAGTTATGGGAAAAGGATCGAAACGATGCAGAATGGGCAAGAAATTATAAAGCTGATAGACATTCTAAACTACTTGATAAATTGCCAGAAGATAAAAGAGAAAAATTTACAAATTTAGATTTGACATCTTTGGAAGCAGTTGTCGATGAATTTGTTTCTGTGCCGAAAGAACCATCAAGAGAACTTAGAGGTCGTGTATCTACACCTAAAATCGATAAGTCTTATGATGAGATGACAGACAATGAAAGACGACAATGGCACGAAGATGTTATGAAACAATACAAATGATTGGAGATTATAAATGGCTTATAATAATAATGCTGTAATATCAGGTGGATTAAATGGTGAAGGTACTAGAGCTGGTGAAAGTTTTGCTACTGAAGTATGGGGTCCTGCTGTTGAAACAGCTATAAAAGAAAAATTAGTTTTAGCAGGATTATGTAATGACTTATCTGCTTTTGTATCTGGTGAAGGTGAAAAAATACATTTACCTAAAGTAGACCAAATAACTGCTGGTGATAAAGGCGAAGGTGCTATTACTTGGGAAACAAGTTCATCTGATGCTGGTGAAGAATCACTATTAGTTGATAAGCATAAATATGCTGCTGTAGTAATTGAAGATGTAATCAAAGTACAAAGTAATTTTGATATGATGTCTTTATTTGCTAAAGAATTAGGTTACTCAGTTGCTAATGCTATTGATACTGCTATAGATACTGCTGTAATTGATTCATTAAAAGCAAGTGGTGGTGGAATCAACCAGATTGATATAAGTGGAACACCTATGGGTGCTGAAGCTGATTTTGATACTATTGCAACATCTTGCTTAGTTCAAGACCAAGATCCTAACAACTGGACTATCGTTTTAGCTCCTGCTGTATACGCTAACTTATTCAACATTGGTGATTTAGCTATTGGTACACAAGGTTCTGCATTAGGTGCTAACTTTACTCAAACAGGTATGGTAAGCAAAGTATATGGATTCAATATGCTTATGTCGCCTAATGTTACTACTGCTTCTACTGATTTTGATAGTGGTGGTGGAACAGATAACAAAACTCCTCACGGATATGTAGTACACAAATCAGCTTTACATATTGCATTTAGCCAAACAGCTAGATTACAAACACAATATGATGTTGATTTCTTAGGTACTAAAGTTGTTGCTGATGCTATTTTTGGTGTATTAGCTAGAAATGCAGCAAACTCAACTGTAGGTGAAGGTAGAATTTTCTTATTACACTAAGAAACTATACTTACTAATAAAAAGGGTGGTGTAAAAGCCACCCTTTTCAACAAGGAGAATTATGAACAAATTAAGACAGAGAAGATTTGATAAAAGTATTAAAGAAGTAATGGTAGAAAAACCAAAACCAAAAAAAACTAAAAAAGCAAAGAAAAAGAAAGAGGTTGTAGAAGATGGCAAGTAATTTACCTTACCCTAATAGAAAAGTTATAAGAGTTACACCTACACTTGATACAAGCGCTTATGCAACAGGAGATGTTTTATTTAATTCTGTAGAAATACCAAATGCAGTTTTTGCTAATGGTGGTTGTTCTAAATTAATTAATATGTATGTTGTAAATCAAAATACAGCTATCATAGATGTTAATTTTTTCTTTTCAGAAAATTCAATGACACTTGGTACTATTAATGCAACTGCTGATATTGCTGATGCTGATGTAGAAGCAGGAAAAATTTTAGGAACAATGAAATTAGATGGCGACCAAAGTCAAACAGGTGGAATTGATACTGCACACGTTAGTATGGTTTTTGATGCAGGTGGTGCAGGTGAAAGTGGGAATCCACTATTATTACAAGCAGCAGCAAATAGTACAAGTGTATATGTAGCAGGTATTATTACAAGTGGAACACCTACGTTTGCAGCAGATGATTTAGATTTAGTATTTCATATAGAGTATTAATGAGTTTAATAGATAGTATTAAACAACACGAAGGTTATGTGGGCGTAGTCTATAAAGATAGTTTAGGAATAGATACTATAGGCTACGGCTTTGCCATTAAAGATTTAGAATTAGATAGAGATATATGCGACATTATTTTAGAACGTAAATTAAAGGCGTTAGAAGATCGTGTTAATTTAAAGTTTAGTTGGTATAAGTATATGCCACAAGAGATTAAAGATGTCGTAATGGAAATGTGTTATCAATTAGGTGTTACAGGCGTTTCTAAGTTCAAAAAAACATTAGCATACTTACAAGATAAACAATGGGAAAAAGCATCGGTAGAAATGCT